TCATATATCTTTTACCTGAATCAAAGTACATTAACGCAGTGAGATAAAAAGAACCCTTTGAAGGGAATTGTTTTTTAAACATAACCGGGTCAGGCGGCATGTAATGAGATATTGCCACTCCATCCTTGATCACCGTTGGATAGATTGTAATTATCTTTTCTTTTTTCATTTCAATCCCCGGGGTCCTGGTATTTATTAAAGAAAAAAATGCGCCTAGCTAGTCTTTGTTTTTTTTTAGCAAACTACAGAGAAAAACCTACCCATGCTTCCTGTACGTCTGCGGCATGCTGCCGATCACCTTTCCGAATACCAATACCCGATTCATCTCGTCTTTTTCGATCGGGTCCCAGGCTGCATAGCTCTTGTTATCTGAGATAACCAGCAGCTTGTCCTTCATCTTCTGCAGGCGCTTGACGTGAGCAGTGTCGTCGTACAGGAAGGCGTATATCCCGTCGCCGTCGAAGCTCTTAACGCTGATGTCGACGAACAGCAGATCACCCGGCTCAATCGTGCCGGACATGCTGTCACCCCGGACGTTGATGATCCGGATGTTCTCAGCCTTACGCCCATCGAACATGTGCCGGGCTTCCGCTGGCGCATACTCAACCGAGTGGAGGATCTCCACGAACTCCTGATTGATAACCCCAGGCCCAGCGCTAACCGTTATGTCCAACAGGTCAATACGAAAGACATCTTTCAGGATTGGGGTTGCCTCTGTATCGATTCCGTCCTCATCGACATCACCGAGCAGATACGATGCTGACGTACCAATGTGAGACGCCAGAGCTTTCAGCGTTCCGCGTCTTGGAATCGACTCTCCATTAAACCATTTGCTTACGGCCTTAGGGGTCAACTTCATCCTCTTGGCGATCTCAGCCTGTCGACCATGTGGTATCAATCCAGCTTTATCGCAGGCCAGCGCTAGCCTCTGAGAGAATTCTTTTCGCGCTCTTTCTTCATGAACCATATGTTCAATCATAATATCACTTGCGTGAACTATCAGTTCCGACATAATATGTACTTACAGTTCATTATCGAGGGTTAAACATGGCACCGAATAGTCTTGGCGAAATCATCAAAAAGATTCGGGTTCCTGTCGTAGCTGAGGCCTGTGGTTGTTCGCCGCGCGCAATTTACAAATGGATTGCTAACGGAAGCCTTCCGAGGACGGATTACACCGAAGAAACCAACTACGCAGAAAAAATCGCTCTCGCTTCTGGCGGCCAGTTTACCGCTGCTCAGATCCGGGAAGTCAGCAAGCCTAAAGCCGCCTAACCAGCGGCCATTCCAAACAACACCAGAGGAAGTATCACAAATGGAGAGTT